AATACGACGCGGATTGCTGAAGTGAGAGTTATCATAGTTAGGACCATTCGGACCTCTTACACCTTCGAATACGAAGTTTGCACCAGCCTTGTCTTCACCTGCGAGAACAGCCTTATCATTCGGACCCCACCAAGAGAACGGATTAATACCAGGAATCAAACCAAGTTCGGCATCATCCTTATCAGCCATTGCATCCTGAATGAACTTCATGATTGCACGACCATATTCGAAACGATAAACCTTACCTTCAGTTTCAGTTGCAGTAGGATTCTTTACGATATAAACGTTAGAATAGTAATGCGGCTTCCACTTTGCCTTAACCTTTGCTCTTGCTTCGTCTGTTCTGCCATACTTTTCCCAAACCTTTGAGTTGTAATCGCAAATCGGACACGGCTTATTCCACTTCTTCAAACAGTCACAACCGAACCATGCACCATTATCAAGCTGGAACATGTGATTACGGTTTTCGACCCAAGGAATATCTTCATCCGGATGAGCTGGCAAGAATCTCATAACGACGGTAAACTTACCATCTGGACCCATCTTAGGCTTGAACAAACCTTCGATTTCATAGCTCTTCTTCTTAGAAGCATCTTCCTTTCGACCGACATTGACATTACCCATTGCTGCGTAAATGTCACTCATATTTCTTTTCTTTGGCATTTTACTTTTTCCTTTTTTCTAATTTCAAACGACCATTCGTTTGTAAAATCAAATATAGAAACAAATCGTTTAGATTTTCTTACAATCATTTTTATCTGAGATTTCTTTTTTCAATTTAATTATCATTTCACTGAATTTAATAAAACGTTTGTAATCAATATCTTTAATTTTTGATTTGTCTATTGTAAATCTATTATTTAACATTCCTTGTATATAGAATTCAGGATCCAGCTTGCCTTCAACATAGAGTTTATATGATTGATTTTCTTGTTTTTCATCAACATCATATAAGGAAAATCTAGTATCTGCAAAATCATTGATTCCCTGGTTACTTGAAGCCATGAGCTCTTTCACCATTTTAATCTGAGCAGTTACAGATTTCCTCTTTTTGAAAATCATGCTATCCTGTATTTTATTTATAGAATTTATATCCTTCAATTCGGGACATTTTTTGTCAATTAAACATTTTTCTAGGACATACATTGTCCATTCTTCAATCGTAATTAAGCCAGAATTTATTTCATTTACTAAATTAATGGCGAATTTTGACATGTATTCTACTCTAAAATTATCAGCCACAAATTGGTTAATAAGATAGTTTTCTAATGTGTCATTAAGAAAGGTCACAAACGTATTGGTTTCAAAACGTTTCGCATTCCACATCTTCTTAATAACTTTATATAATGCATAAACTTGATATCTATCTATCATACGAAAAAGTCGTTTAAAGATGATTTACTTTTATTAATATTATATTTTTCCTTTAATGCATTCATTAGCGAATAGTAATTCAATTCATCAAGACACTTGATTACTATTTGTGGCTCAAACCAATCTTCTACAAGATATGTCATTGCATCAGCAATAGGAATAAGCTTTTCCTTATTCAACTTATAAAGAATATTATTGAACTTGTTATATTCAGCTGGTTCATTCTTGATAACACGAATCATATAGACAGGAATTCTTGAAACTCCATCTATATCATCGAAATCAATACCGTTATCCTTCATTACCTTATAAAAGTATGCTTTCGTTCCAATCTGTAATAAGTCTTCAGTTATTAATATGTCTTCTTCGTTAATCATATCCTTTCCTGTATTAGAATTCAAAATTATTTAAATCAGATTGTTCAATTTTTTCTCTAGGTTCAGCCATAGGATCATAACTTCCAGCTGGAGCACCATCAAATGACTTCAAATCATAAATCTTCTGTTTTGCTGTATCAACGCCAATAGTTACAACACTTGATTTCGGTTGACCATATCTAGTCTTCAATAACTTGACTGTATACATATTTGCTTCTTTCAATTCTGGCGTCTGAGTAATACCAAAGATTACATCTGCCTTCATTGTCTGACCAAAAGAGTCAGCTGCATCATCCAAACCAAGTTCTGCTTTACCATAACCACCTCTGTTAGACTGAGCTGCAGTCAAAACAGGAATATTCATTTCCATACCGATACTTCTAACCTGAGCACAAATTTCTCTCAACTTACTGTTATCGTTTTCAGATGGATTAGGTCTACCGTTAGGAATCATACATCCAATATAGTCAATAACTAATGCGTCAGGAACAAAACCACGTTTTTCTTTAAGTTCTTGAATTAATGCTTTAATTGCAAGTGCATTAATACAACCTTCGGAATATTCCTTAATCACCAACTTGTTATGACCAATGCCACTAGCTCTCTTCTTCCAGAGTTTAGCATAAGCTTCCTTATTCAATGCTCTCAATTCATTCTGAGTAATATCGAATATGTTTTGCATAATTCTCTGACCGACTTTAACTTCAGAATCTTCGAATGAAACATAAAGAACTTTCCAACCGCCTAATACCAATGCAGAAGTTATAGAACAAAGAACCAATGTTTTACCAACGTTGGTGCTAGCCATGACTTCAATTAATGCTTTGGTATGTAAACCACCGCCAATCATTTCATCGAGTGATTTACAGCCAGTTGGCAATAATCTTTCATTCGTAATAATATTGTTAAAAATCATTTCTGGTTCTTCAAAAAACGAAAAACCAACTTTTGTATCAAAAGAGAATGATTCAGCATAAGCCATATCATCTGCAAAACTACCTTTCGACTTACCAGAAGCACAATATTCTGTATATGCCATACAGACTCTGCTACCAAGACGCTTTCTTACAAAAGTCTGAATCTCATCCAAAATATATGGAGTATTTACATCAGAATCAGCAATCTCCATACATTTTTCGAATTCTTTAACTGCTCTTTCGTCTTTTAATATTCTCTTTACCTCAATAACATTAGGCATTTCAGAATATCTAGTATTATAATCGATAATAGCATCAACTATATACTTATGATCTGTATTTGTGAACCATGTATTATCTAATTCGGGAACAACCTTACTTGAAACATCAGGATTAGCATATAAAGTTTTAATAATTACTTGTTCAAATTCATTATCTGTCATAGTTCATTATTTATAAAAGGGTTTATATTTTCAAATATAGAAAACAATTACTTAATTTTTTTAACAAAGATTTTATTTTGAATTTTTATAAATTATCTTCTATAATCTTTTCGGATATTTCATCCATTTTATATAAAGCATTTACATTCTTAACAGTTTGTTCTTCTACGACATCGGTATCGAATCTATCAATATGCATAACCATTCGTCTAAACTGTTCAACTGGGAATGTATTCATAAAGCTATCTTTTTCCATAATCAACTCCAAATATAGAAATAATGGTCCTTGTTAAAGGACCGTATATTATTTATTCTGTATTTTTAGTTCAATGTTAGCTTATTTAAATGTATCAATACGTCTTCAACTATCCAATCATAGCCTTCTAATGTTCCTTCAACTGATACATAATGTTTTCCAAGCTTATCTAACATAGCTCTTACTTTTACATCTATTTCTTTAGCTTCATCCTCAGTTTGATTTCTTCCTACTGGATTATAGGCTTTTCTACGTTCTATAAAATAATTAAGTTGATTCTTATATTTACCATCTTCACCTATACATGCAGTTTTAATATATTCTTCATCAGTATAGAATGAACCTAAAATAATAGGACTGTCTGTAACAGCTACATCTACTTTACCGTATACTCTAGCAAGCCTAAATGCTTGTTTACCAGATATATAGAACTGACAATTAAGAACCTTCTGATTTTCTTCCCACGTCTTATCTTTTGCAAATTCTGTTACATATTCGGCATTAACTCCAGCCATCTTAAGCTTTGAAAAAATATAAGCTGCAGCAGTCGTTTTTCCTGCCCCTGGACCTGCGAATAAATTGACTATTAGTGTATCTATCATATAACCTCAAATATAGAAATTTTATTATATATGACGTTCAATATAAAAAATAACCGGGATTTTCACCCGGTCTTTTATTATTCTTCGTCTTCGTAATCTTCATCTTCACCTGAAGCCGCGACATTCGGATCGATACCAGTGTTTTCACTCAAATCAGCGTCTTCTTTTTCCATTAACTTCATAATGTCTTCAGAAGCGTTAATCAATACCTGATCTTCGAATGCGAACTTAGCTTCAACATAGTGTCTAAACGTTTCATCCTTGTAAAGAGGAATCCAGAATTTAGCACAGTAAAGTTCAGATTCTTTCCATACTCTATCTGGCTTACCAAGTTCACCAGTTTCCTTATCAACTTGGACGTCATAACCAATTCGAGCATAATAACCTGGCTTTGGCTTATATACGATACCTGAATCAATTGCCTCATCAAGCAAGCCATAATAAGGAGAAATACCACCAGCATGGAGAATAAGATATTGAGTCTTTACGAATTCCTTAGCAGAACGACCCTTAGCAACACCAGCTGTAATAACCTTACCGAGAATGTTCTTATCCTTATCCTTTTCCTTCTTAGTAGAAGAACCAAGCATAATGTTTTCAGCATTGAATATGATTCTCATACCACCTGGAATCTTATACGGATCACCATACATTTCGAGAGAAGCATAAACGTGGTTCATAACGAGGGTTGTAAAACCAGCACTCAAGAGAAGGTTTGCAAGTTCGTTCTTAAACTTAGCAGAAGACATGTTTACAGCACTTGATGCTTGTTCAGCCTTTTCAATGACCTGTTCTTCGATAATCGGACCCCAGGAGTCGAAAAGAAGGAAAGTATTACGTGCTTCATCAAGAGTAAGACCACTCATGAGCTTTGTAATGAACTGTTTAATTTTTGGAATTCGGTTTGTCGGTCCAAATACACCGACTTCTTTCATGTTAATTCCGAGCTTAGTAAGAAGTTCGTAGTTAACAGAGTTTTCAGTATCGACAATGAAGCAGTTCATGCCAGAATCTTGTGCAGACTTAAGAACTGCGTAGCCAATCATAGATTTACCCCAACCGGAACCGGCTGCAATCATACTGATTGAACCTTTCTTGATACCGCCCTTAATTTTACCTGAGAGCAACAGGTTGACTGAAATACAGTTTGTGCTCAACCATTCAATCGGTTTTTGTTCAGTTCTGAGCATGTCGGCGAAAGCCTTTTCTTTCATCATTTTAGCAAGCAATTTATTTGCCATCTTTTTACCTCAATTTAATACAATTTGACATCACGGACTTTCAGCTGATAATGGTTATAAATCGTCCATTTTATAACGTTTTTTATTATCAACCTTTTTATTTATAATTGTAAACTTTCTTTTACAAATATAGAAAAAAGTTACTGACATAGCGTCAATAACTTTTTAATTTGGATATTTCTAATTATTTTAACCTAAGCGTTCATTGATTACGAAACCATCAGACGGGTATAAATCACGATACGGATTTCTTACAGTTTGAACAAAATCAGTGTCTTTCTTTACACCTTCGGAAACAATGTCTTTGTCAACTACCATAGCTGGTTTTTCATTAACAAATTCCTTAGATTCCTTTACGACACTCGGCTTGAATAATGCTTCTGCTGGCTTCTGTGTAGCGGATTCATTAACCGGTTCTGCCTGATGTTGTGCTTCGTATTCTTTAAGCTTAACCTTGTGCTTAGACCACATATGTGAACCAAGCTTCATTCGATTTTCAAACGATTCACCGCAAATTGGACAAATTTCACTCATTACTTAACCTCTTTCTTAGTCTTCTTAGTTGTTGTTTTCTTCTTAGTTGTTGTCTTTTTAGTTGTAGTAGTTTCTGTCTTCTTCTTACGACCACGCTTCTTCGGTGTTTCTTCAGCCTTATTTACAGAAGAAAGAATATCGCCAATTTCCTTAAGCTGAATATTAGAAACCTTTTCTTCATTAACTACTTTATCAAATGGATTTGCAATATGCGAAACTACACCAATTGGAGCTGTTTCCTTGACATCTGCCATAGTCGGGGTAACTGCAACAAAATCATTCATGACCTGTTCCATTGCAGATTCATCAGCTCTCGGTTCTTCAACTTCAAGCGGAGTTGTATTTTCTGGAGTATAGCAATTATCTTCGCCATTACATTTTATAAGCGGATTTGCATATCTATCGTTCTTAATGAAAGATGTATCTCGACCATACTTAGCATCATCATTGGAAGCAATACCATTATTTTCATCAATAGTATTCAATAATTCAGCTGTCTTATCGAAAATCTTCTTTTCAATTTCTTCTACAGTTTGCTGAGCTTTAGGGGTTAAATTTTTCTTTCCGCCAAAAATGATATTGATAACAAAAATAACATTCAATAAAGCAGAAATAGATAGTAGTGTAATTAACATTGTCATTTTTCCTCACTTTTATTTTAACGTTTGTGTTTTATTTATAAAATTGCTATGTCAAATTCTACTTTTATATTATTTAATAGAAATTTTTTACGTTCTGCATTATTTTCTTCATCGTATTCTTTTACCATTTTAAATAATTCTTTTAAATCTATTGTCTTAATTATTCCTTTATATTCAGAACACTTAAAACATGTAGCTATTGGCCAACCCTCTTTATCATCATAAAGATTAGCTAATATAACATTGCCTGTAATTAAACTATTAAATGATAATCTAATACCAATAGGTGTATATCTATTACATAATACAATATAGTTTTCTTTATCCATTATATCAAATGACATTAGTTTTTTATTATATTCATATGTAAAACAATCATATTTATCTGATAAATATGCTTTTGCTTGGTCAAAGAATTTATTAACCATGTCATTGATTTCAACATAATTATAATTTTCCATTTTAAACGCTTATTGAATGTGAAACAATCGGGAATTCCTGTTCTTTATAGAAAGCATATCTTTCATCATAATGTTGCATGCAGTAATTCTTCTTTGTTTTACCAGTTCTAGTCTTATAGCTAAGGTCATCAACAATATCGTAAATAATAACCTTGTTCTTAGTATTATGTTTTCTAAGTCCTCTACCAATAGACTGAAGAACTTGAATTCTTGATTTACTGTTAGAATAAAGCATGACAGCATGAAGCTTAGGAATGTTAACACCGGTAGACATAGTTTTATATGTAGCTACAAGTAATGTTCCATCTTCTTCTTCCAACCCGACTCTTATTTCTTCTCTATCTTTTGCCTTAATGCTACCATTAATAATACTTACTTTTCTATCTGGATATGATTTCTCCAAATACTTTTTAATACTATCAAGATGTTCTCTGTGAGTTACGAGAATAAGCATATTATTGGTTGCAGGAGTATGGTCTATAACGAAATTCAAAACCTTGTTTCGATTATCGTATTCTTCAACCATCTTTACTTCTTCTGGATAGTTTCTATCTTTATTTTCTTTAATAAAATCAGTAGGGTATCTGAGATAAATCGTAGCAATAGTCATTTTGGACAAATAACCACGGTCAATCAATTCCTTAGATTTTAATTCAAAAACAACATTTCCTAAAACGCCATTAATCAATAATTGGTCAGATAATTCAGCCGGTAAAGTACCAGTTGTTCCAATCTTATATTCAGCATTAAATGCACTCTTTACAATACGAGACAAAACAGAAGCTTTAGCTTGATGTGCTTCATCAACAACGATTGCATCATACTTCTCAAAAAATGACTTATCTTGTTTATCTAATGATTGCCAAGTAGAAATAAGAACTGGAGACTTATAGGTAGGTTTCTGACCAGAATAAAGCTTCTCCACATCTAACTCAATATCTTTCCAACCATATTCAGTAAAATCAGTATACATCTGTTCCACGAGCATTGTAGATGGAACAATTAATAATATTCTTCTTGCTTTTCTCTTTTCAAGAAGGTATCTGAAAATAGAATAAATCATCAAAGATTTACCAGAACCAGTGCAAGACAAAAGCATACCTTTCTTGTTAGTCAATGCAGCATGAACAGCATTCAACTGGTAGTCTCTAATTTTCAAACCACCAGTAATGTAACTGTCCAAATCTTTTTCGAGGTCATTTATATCAATATCATCTTTAAAATCATCAAAGAACTGAAGCTTGTAAGAATAGTTCTTTTTCTTACACCATTTAATCAAATTATCAACAAGACCGATTGGCAATAACTGAGTAATAGGAGAATAGGCCGTTATTTTCCCGTCCCATAAATGATGTTTGTAACGTGGGTTAAATCTATAACCTGGTGCAAATGCTGAAAATAATCTATTTATCTCATGATTTATTTCTTCATTACAATGTAAATGAGCATAGCTTTCATTATTTTTTTCTATAATAATATCTATCATAATATATAAACAAATATAGTTAATTTTTATTTACAATAAAAGTATTTAAATAATTTTTTCCGTATTTTTCATTAATATAATTAAGAATTGGTTTTATATCTTTATTAGTTAATATTTTTATATTATTTTGCAACATACATTTATATTTTTCATTAAATAAATCATCTTTATCATGATCATATGGACAAATCATTTTACCATCTTTTATAAAATGATCTCCTTTTATTTCAATTATATCATCATTTATTTTAAAATCTGGTTTATATTTATGTAATTTATTTTTATAATAATAATTAAAACTTATATCTGGTTGATATATAAAATTTATATTATTATCACTTAACCAAATATAATAAGCTAATTCCCAAGAAGAAGCAAACATTATTGAATTATAACAATAAAATTTGCAAGATTTAATAAAAAAATCATGTATATACATTGGATTTGTTACATTATATTTTAATAAAAATGTATTAATATTATTACAATGTGAACAAATAAAATTATTATTTTTTCTTAATGTTTCTGTATTTTGTATTGATTCTTTACTACATTGCTTACAAATAAATTTTAATTTCTGCGATTTTTTAAAAATATTTAAATTAGAATTATAATCTATTAATATTGGTTCATTTATAAAAATTTTTTGTCTTTTTTCTTTACCATCATTTATATAATCTGTATTTTTAACCCCGTATTTTTCTAAACATGTTTTTTCATAACAACATTGTTTACATAAAAATGAATTTTCTAAATTTAATTTTTTACGGCGTAAAAATGATTGTAATAAATTTATTTCTTCTTTTTTACAGTTTTTACAAATAAATTTTATTTTTTGTTTTTGTTGAACAAATTGTTCTAAATTTGTATTATTGTCTATTAAAACTGGTTCAGAATATACAATTTTATTTTTAGAAAATTTTATAAATAAATCATCAGACATGATAACCTCATCTTATTATGTTTGTAAGGTTAAGTATCTCGTAAATACTTAACCTATTTATTTATAATTTTTAATTTATAAAAATTAAAAAATTCTGGCATTGTAACCAGAATTTTACATTTATTTGAATTTTTTATATTATTACTTATCTTTCAAATCAACTAATATATTTTGTAATCTAATTAAATCTGTTAAATTATTAACTTCAAAAGATGTATCATTAAAATATACAGTATCACCTACACATATTGCCCATTTATTAAATCTTAAGATATTATTATTATCATAATGAGCAGTAATAATTATATTATTATTTGGTGTCATTGCAACTTTATAAACATTAAAAGTATGTTCAGCACCAGATGTACGTTTAATTTTTATAGTAATCATAATATACCTATTGAATAATATCGTAGGTCTGTAAGAAAATATCTGCTTTACACGGATAGAATTCACCCTTAACACCCTTGATAATATAATCGCTTTCAATAGCGTAATGATCACCTTCAAGAGTATGAATATACAAATTCCATCTCGGAGGAGCTACACCAGCATCATAAGCATGTGTATCAAGTTCAAACTTACAATCCTTACCACAGAACTGCTCGATTTCTTCTTTATTCTTTCCATTCCATTGAATACATTCAATAGTAACAGGCTTTTTTGTTGCCTTAATAACCATTTTTACTCCTTAATCATCAATACTGTTCATATACAATTCATCGACAAAATATTCAATCTGATGAATTACATCGCCAACTGAATCATCTTTGGTCAAATAAACACCAATAGCATGCTTATGGCCACCACCTTTACCCATACGTCTTGCAACTTCAGTTAAATCAATATCATCACATCGAACAGAAAGGTTATTCTTATTCTTAATAATGAACCACTTATAACCTTCTTTCTTAAGTGCATCAATACATTCAACATGATACTTAGAAGATTCAAAGAATACACCGTTTCTTGCTAAATCGCTAATTTCAAGATTTTCATACATTATTTCAAATTCTTTCTTAGCGTCTACGAAATATCTCTTTTCTTCCTGATACATATTGGTATTTCCACCAATAAATCGTCTCATAAACCACTTATAGCCCATTTCCCAGAACATCATATTAAAATACTTGCTCTTAGGATTCTTGAGTCTAAACATATCATAATCATCAACGATTTCAACTAAATCGCTCAAATAAGAAATATCTTTATATTTCTTGATGAAATTATATGTAAGCATTGCACCAGAGTATAACGTATTGATAATAACATCGCTATCATTATTATAATTCTCAACAGATTCATGATGGTCAAGAACTAATACTGGACAAATCTTCCTTAAATCGTTAATTGTCTTTTCAGGGAAGAAATCAGTGCAAATAATTGCTTCATATTGGTCTTTATATTCAGCGATTTCAGAAAGGAGTTTCCATTCGCTTGAATAGTTGGTAGGAACAACAAATACAGTATCATAAAAGTTCTTCAGAACAATAGAAGAAGCGATACCGTCCATATCAATATGGGTAATATTCAATACTTTTAATTTTGGATTATTATAATTCATAATGATTAAATATAGAAAAAAACCATTGAATTGACAATGGTTTTATAATATTCTAAATTTTTTGATTAGCGTTTAGCAGAATCATGTTCATCAGCGAGAGTATCAAAATAATCTTCAATTTCTTCAATAGATTCACCGCCTTCTTCTAATTCTTCAATCTGGTCAGTCATCTTGCCTTCACTAAGCTGTTGCTTAATGTAGTCTTTAATGTCAGAAAGATCTTCTTCGATAAGCTTAAACTGTTCATCATCTTGACACTTGATTGCTTCATACTTATCAAGCCATTCTTGTAACTGTCTCTTATTCATCTTACTAGGAACTGCACTATACAATTCGTCAATACTTGCATCTTGGCTAATATAACGAGAGTATTCTTTCTTGGCTTCATTTACGGTATAACCTTCAGCATAAAGATTGCTGATAAAATCAATACCATATTGGTCAAGCTGTGCACCTTCAGTAACGAGGTCAATAAATTCGTCACAATTCATATCGCTTTGAACTGCTTCATAAACAGGTTGTGATTTCTTAACCTTGTGTCCGCAGCTTGCGATAATCTGTTTTGCTTCTTCTAATGTCATAATTTCTCCTGTATTTTTCTTATTTATTTCTTATAAGTCCTTTTGTATATAGAAAATGTAAAAATGAGAATAGATGTTTGCAGACACCAGTATATTTTTTCGGGTTATGTTCTTTATTAGCGATACTTGCCCAACTAGGAATCGGTGCTACTTGAGCACTATTTTTTGTATTCGGGTGACTCAAATTATATCTATAAGCATTGCAATTACAAGTAACCTTCCCTATATCGTCCATTTTAAACGGCAATTCAGTATTATCCCTATGGAACTGTGCGGTGCAGATATATGATTTATTAGGATCTTCTTCAGAATTTACTTGACCTTGTACGGTCATATCTTCAGTGTTTTCACCTTCTATTTTAAAATGCTTTATTTTTATCTTATTTTCATCAGAATATGGAAACACTTTACGATAATTATTAATCAAATCATTTATCGTCTGACCTGCTTCTGTAAGTATTGCAGTTTCCTTTTCTATATAGTTTTTAAAATTCATTATGTATTATTTATAGAATTTTATATCTATCACACGTTCAAATATCTCGTTCAGAGAGATCAAGCCTATCTAGGAGAAAGATAGGAAAGATCAGAATATAATATCCCGTCGTCGAATCTGTGGGCTTTACTGGTAATCTTACGAGGCGGTCATCCTGTACTTCGGCTACATATTACCATACCATGGCGGCTAAATGTATAACGTGCTAAGTTATACTTCGCTGGACTAGCATCGCCAGTTGAATACCTGGCCATCAATGATAGGAAGAAATGTCCTCAATCTTCCGATGGCCTACCCTCTACCGACAACTACATTGGGTTGAGCTTCGCTCCGAGGAATAGGACTTTAGCATGTCAGGATGCAATTATAGAAAATTTTTTAAATTGTAAATATTTTTTAAATAAAAATCTAATATTTTTTATTAAATATAATATATTGTTAAAAATAGTTATAAATAATATAAAATGGATAATATAACTACAAGAACAAATTACCTTAATAAAGAATTGGTCGATGATATCGCCCAATATGATATGGGTTCATTTTTTCAAGATGGTTATGATTTTGGAAAATGTAAATATATGTTTGTAAGAAAACAAGATGAATGTCGTCCAGATGTTCTTTCATACAGAGCATATAATACACAAAACTATTGGCATTTTTTAATGTGGTTTAATGGTTTTATGGATCCATGGAATGACTTAGCAGAAGGCCAGATTATAAAATATCCAGCTATAGAAAAGGTAAGAGATTTCTTAAAATGGCGTTTACGCAAGACAAAGGATAATAGAAATATATCTAAGTAAAGGACAATTTCAAACTATGCAATTTTTAGACTATAAAAATAAAATTGAACAAATATTGGCGCATAAGAAAATGCACCTATCTATTGATATGAATGATATGTTCGAAGCTTATATAAATAGTATTACTCCTGTAAATTATATAAAATCAATGCTTAATTCATTAAATGAATCTTCTCAAAACAATCAATTTACAAACTATTATCAAAAAGTAATTGATTATGTTGCAAAACGTGGTTATAAAATTCTAAAAATGCCAACAGAACTTAATGAAGAAGTTATTAATTTTTATAATGATGGATATAATGCCATAACTGCTGGAAATTATGTTACTGAACAAATAAAAAAGAATTCTATTAAACCAGATAAATCTATTATCGAACCAGAACTATTAAAAAATAAACTTTTATTACTTATCCATTCTATAGATGATTGTGCTTTACAAAATATTGAAGTTAATAAAAATGAAGCTAAAGCAATTTTAAAAATTAAAATATTTGAACTAAGAAATGAAATTAGTACTGATATAAAAAGTTATATTAAAGAATTACATAAACATTTCATTATATATCTTAGACAAAATATAGATAATAATTCAAGACTAGAAATTTTAGGCTATAATATTGTAGGTAGAAGTGTTTTTATTACTATAAAAATGAAAATAGACTTTATTGAAAACAAAGAAACTAATACATTTAATTTTAGTGCATCTGAAACTTTAAGTCTTATTCAACTTTATATAAATATATTTAAAACATTTGCAGAACAATATAGAGCATTAGTTTAATATCTTTTAATAATAAAAAATATGAGTCATAAAGACTCATATTTTTAATTTATATATTTTCCACCACTGAAATCGAACTTTGGCTTAAACCCATGTTCATCTAGTTCTATGTTGTAATAATAATCTATACCAGGTCCTGGATATTTTGCTGAATCAGATGTATAAATACCTTCTTCACTATATTGTGAATAATATGCAGAATATGAATTATTATATTGATCTCTTAATTCTTTATTACCAAATGTAATAGAACCATCATTATTCTGACCAAAACCAGTAAATGCAGGATCATAATATGAGCTAGTTAACCATTCATTAGTATAAATGGTGCTATATTCTGTTTTATAACCGCTTACCTGACCCTTATATACTTTTATAGGATTTCCATCAGCATCATGGCCAATTACTGCATCTTCAGTAGCAATAAGTGGTCGCTTATGCGCTGCTTGTGGTCCTTCAGCTGTAGTTCCAGATGGAATCCATCTTGTTATTGTTTTTGCTAAACGTTTTGCATCAGCATCATAAGTAGTTAATTCATCAATATCTTTATACTTATAAATTGTTGTATATGCTGAAGTCTTAGGATCATAAGTTGTTTCAGGTGTTCCATCTAATACATAAGCATTAGCAACCTTTACTCCATAAATTTTACTAAAATCAAAAGGAGTAGTTAATGAACCATCAATATTACCAAATGTTACACCATGATAAACATAACTATCTTTATCATAATTTATATAAGTATTAATTTTTTCAATAATCTGTGCATCTCTAATAGGCTTATAAAGAACACATTCCATCAGGAAACTAAATGAAACTGTAATCTCTCTCCACTGTTCTTCACCCATGGATTCACTTTCAATAGTCCAGTTGACATTTTCAAGTTTCATCTTGATACTACGACGCTTGTTAAAGAACCAGAATTCTTTAAGGTCGAAGAAACAAGCTGGATTGAATCTTGCACAAATCTGTTCTACTATTTGTTCAGCGTCTGTCATCTTCTCAGCTTTCAATTCCATAGTAGTAGTGATATTATATGGAGTCGGCTGAACATCAGACCAGAATATTTCTTCAAAATCACCAACAAGACCAGCGCTTTCTAATTCATCAGTATAAAAAGCACGTTGTTCATATATACCCTTTGCACGATTTGCATCAAACTGCATAGAATCGAGTCTGTAAGTTAAATTCGGTAAAGAGATATAATACTTATTCCCTGACTCTAATTCAGTCCTAAAGTCATGCGATTTCATTCTAGGACCAAATTTAATAGGAACATTAATTGTCTTTACAGGTTCGCCATATTCATTATAACGAATAACCTTTAAATCATTAAAGAAATTAGCAAAACCAATTAGAACAGATCTAAGGGTATCTGCATAGAAATAATTTTTAGGATATCCGAAGTTCGGAGCACCATCTACTGTGCCTTTCCAATATCCATTTTTGCTTGGGTCGTAACCGGGTTGTTTATAATTTGCCATATTGTTATTTATTACCTCAAAAATCCGTCCATCCACAACTGATAAAGATTTGCAATCGTATCAGTCATTTCAATTCCTTCTTCAGTCTTCACTGTAATTGTTTCATGACCATCGAGACAAGCATATTCCTGTTGGAACATCTGAATACCAAAGTCACGAATCATACGTTTACGCCATGCTTCATCACGTCCTGGAATCTCGAACCATTGAATCTTAGCAGGAACATAACTAGAATTACCACTAATAGCTTTCATCCAAATGTTATAGAATTCATTCATACCATGCGGGGTAGAAATAAGAATCATCATAGCATCCTTTCTACCAGATTGGGTCGGGAACACAGACTTAATAAAGTCCTTAGCTTCTTCTTCAGGCAAGAACGCAAATTCGTCCACAAGCATTAAGTCAACAGACTTACCACGAATTGCAGAAGAACCAGAAGCATGACAAGAAATTTTAGTTCCATTATCAAAACCGATACTTTCTTTTGACCAACCACCACGGTCAGGATTAATACCTTGTTGTAACCACAATGGTAGTTTCAAAATTGCCGACCTAATTCTCAATAGAATTTCTTTTGCCTGGTCTTCCTTGTTAGCCAGAACTGCAATAGTCTTATCGGCATTGAACAAAGCATACCACAAAATATAAAGAGTCGCAATGGTAGTTTTACCACACTGACGACCCATCATAATAATTCGATTATTTCTAATGACATTATCCTTGTCATAATATTTAGCTACAAGCATACGTGTAATACGTTCCTGATATTCACGTAAGTGTATAGGTGCTTCACCTTCATCTGTCAAGATATAGAAATACTTTGAAAAATAAAATATATCCTGGGAACATTTGACATATTCATCCATCTGTTCCTTAGTTACTTCTATCTGCTCTAAATGGCCGCGAAGTTCTGGGCTCTTCATCCAAATACGAATATCCTCACAATCACATTATAAATTAAAAATTGCTGATTATGTGAAATACAGCTTTATTATTTATAATTTTGCGGCTAAGAATATTAATTATTATAAATAACACATATGGCCGCACAAAAGAATTTAGCAGTTGAAATCAATAAGATACGTGATGAAAAGTATAAGAATCAGTTAGTTGAAAAACTTGAAACTTATACTAAAGATATTAAATATGCCATAATTGGTGCATTTAAGTCTAAATCAAAAGATTCTATTCAGGGATTAATGGTAAAGTCTACTGATAGAATTGTAAATGCTATTGATTTGTTAACAGGTGAATTAAAAAGAATATTAACTAATCCTGTTGCTGCACCACAAGATTCACAATTGACTGAAGCATTAACTTCAACAACAACAGAAGTTGTTTCAGAAGAAAGTAAAACTACAGCCCAAGCAGCCGATCCAGCTTTAATTGATGCAATAACAGCAGTTAAAGATAGTATTGAAGTTGGTAATGAAAAAATTGTTGAGACTGAAAAAGCAAGTATTGCAAATCAAAATGCTATAGAAAATGCAAAAAGACAAGACCTTCTATTAGGTAATAATACAAAACAAACTGTAGAAAATAAAAAAGAAAAAGTAAAAAATGATAGACCTAAATTCCCATTTGATTTTAAACAATTTATGGGCGGCCTAGGTAAAATACTATCTGGAATATTAAATCCTATTGCTTTAGTAATTAGTTTTGTAAGTCATTTATTACCATATGTAATTTTAGCTATATCATTTTTTAAAGGATTCTGGTCAAAACTTGAAGACCCAATAAAAGAAAAAATAAAAGAAACCGCAATAACTATAGGCAAATATGCTTTAATTGCGTTTGCTGTATTTAAAGGACCAGCATTATTAATTAAAACATTAACTATTGCATATCATACAGCACGAATGATATATCTTTCTGCAAAATGGGTTAAAGATATGATTATTTGGGCATTTGACTTAAAAGCAAAAACAACTGAACATAGTTTAAAAATTGGTTCTATTATTTTTGAAAAAGGTCTTGCTGTAATTCAACATGCAATGGAATTAGCATTAAAAGCATTTAAATTTGTACTTGCAGTTAT